CTTCGTCGCCTAGTCGAGTTTGGCTAATTTTGGCTGTAAACATCATGCCCTGCGCGGTGTCCACACGCTCAACAACTTTGCCGACAATCTGGTTGCTGTCGTGTTGCATAAATAGTTTCGGGTCGCGACCCGTGACTGGTAGCGACCCTTGCAAAAATCGTACCTTAGTGCCGTCCAGCACGGTTGCTGTTTCGTCGTATGTGACGGCTACGCCTGAGATTGTGCGCGACGGCTTATCGCCGGCCGCCGCGTCAACCGTGATCTGTGAAGGGGTTAATCTGATCATGACGGTAACTCTACTCTTTCTGTCTCTGTTGTTTCACGCATTTCGCCCATTGAGTATTCGCCGGTCAAATATTGTTGTACGTCAAATTCGACCATAGTGCCGTTCGGAAGAATATTGTTTTGGCTGAGTGTGCCAGCAATGCAATCAGCGTAGGCGCGTACACCAAATGTCCACAAATCCATACGGCTTTCAGCGCTCGACTGGTACGAGTACGAGCCGACGCTAATGCCTGCAAGGTATGGCGGTATGTTGCATAGTCGCGCCATTTCCATTGCTTGAAATTCGGCGCTGTCAATTAACAACATTTTGTCAGGGCTGGTAAGTGTCTCGGTGTAGGTAACAAATTCGTTTAGCGCTGCGGTTTGGTTCGTTGCGCGTGCCGCATTAAACGCAGCCGCTAGATCGGCCAACTCTTGTGCGCTCAACGGCTCGCCACCAGTTTGGCGCAAAATGCCGGCCGGTATGGCGCTGGTGCTGTTTCTAAATCGTGCCGCTTCGAGTTGCAACGCTGTCGCTACCGCTTGCGTTGACTGATAAACAATGCCCTGTATCGGTGACAAAAACTGTACAACATCGTTCGGGTTTAGTTCGCCGCCTTGAAAAATAATTTGTTTTGACGGCGCAAACCACACCGGGCCTGACTGATCAAGTGTTTGCACCATTGCGGCTGGTAGTCGAGTGTATGACGCTGGGTATCCGTCAGCGGTGCGTGACGTGATATACCAAAATGCGCGACCATAAAAAAATAAGTCGTCAAATGTCCACGACAAAATAAAACTGTTCGGCAATGTCGGGTCTATGCGTCGCAACCAAGTGCGCGGCGCGAGCGGCAACTTTTCCATTTCCTCGCCGTTCCAAATTTCGGTGTACATCTTTAAGTTCATACAACCAATGACGCTGGCCATTAGATCGCGCGCTCGACTAATTGTTGGCACACTCATTGCACGGTTGCGTGCGTCACCTTCAATATACGAGTAGTACTGTCCGATCATTTGTGCGCCACCGTTGTTGACGCTGTTGGTGTAGTAGCCGCCTGCGGCTGCCGCTTTGGTTGGCTCAGGCGATATTGCCGCCTTGTTTACTTTGCCGAATAATGCCATGCGCTAAGTATGCCACGACAGTTGTGTGTCGTTGTGTATAGGCGACCGTCAAACCGTAACCGAGAAAGTAAGGCATTGACGGCCGCCCGACAAGACACTAGCCGCCAGCGACAACAATCATTGGTTTGCCTGTCGCGGTCGGTTTGTAAACCATGCTGACCGCAAACACCAAACATCGAGCCAACTCAATCGGGCCGGGTGATCGTATTGACGACAAAGTTAGCGCGCCTTGATTTTTGACAGCAACAGCACGCTCAACGTGTTGTGCAAGCAACGATGACCCGTCGTGCCGTACCCGATTTTCGACAATTACCGATCTTGCTGTTTGTGTCCAACGGGTCATTTCTCGATTACCGACCATATGCGATCGGTGCGCATATTTTGTTGGCATAGTCATCTCAAACGCTGGCGTTATTAGCAACCGAGTTGTCGTGTCTTTGCAAGCAAGATCAACTGCCTGCCAACATTCGTCAAGTGTGTCAACAACAAATTGTTGGCAAACCTGTATTTTGCCGTCTTGATTAAACGCAGCACGCACGCCCACAAACCTGCTCTCGTCTTGTGATTGCTCGATAGCCAACACGCCGCCATTAGGCATTGGTAGATCGGTTTTTAGCGCCGCCCAAACACCGGGTTGCAACCAGCCGTGCGCGCTGGCAGTCCACAAATTAACCGACGACCGCAAAAACGCATTGCGGTTTGGTTGCTCGGCTTCAGCCTGCAAAACCTCTACCGACAAAGTGTGTCCGATTGCTGGGTTGGCTTGCAACCATGCGTCAACGCTCATCGGGTCGGTTGTAGTTGACGGCGAATACTCGGCAAAATATAGCGACGTTTGCGTTTTGTCGTCAATGGCTCGCAAACCTTGTTCACGCCAACGCAACATTTCCTTGCTGTTTTCATCGCCGCTAGTGCTGGTCATGAACAACATGGGTGATTGCCGGGTACGCATGGTCGGCAATAAACCGATTGACACCGCGTCAGCCGACACCGACCACAATTCGTCAACACAAACTAGATCGGCCGTCAATCCGTGAAATGACGTAGGTGTTGCCGCTCGTACCAGCCAGCGTGTGCCGTCAGGTAAATTGGCCTCATTACGGCCGACAGCCCATGTCAAAATTGCGCCAAAATGTTGCTCAAGAATTGGCGCTATTTTGTAGAACAACTCGATCGCCAAGTCAAGTTTGTGCGCCGTAGTAATGATCGTTTGCGGCTCGCCACGCAAACGCGGCATTTCCGTACACCAAAACCCGACCAATGCTTCAAGCAATTTTGATTTGCCGTTTTGTCGAGCGACCGACACCAACGCCTGCCTATGCAACAAATTACCCGCTTCGTCATAAGCCAACACACCACCGGCAACGTGTTTTTGCCAATCCATAAGATTGCAATTTAAATAATTTGCAGCCCAAGCAACCAAACCGTCAACCAACAACTGCCCTCGCCGATCCGTCATCGTTTCTAATCTCGGTTGTATAACGCCTGTATGTTTATGCATCGGCTGGTCAGCGCCAGTCTGCGCCAATCCTGCCAAACCCTTATGAAATAAGGCTATGGTTGAGTCGGGGTCATCTGTGTTTTGTATAAAAATACGATGTGGTGCATAAATGTTTGGTGCAGGTTCGTAAATGTTTTTGCGTTTGAGATTGCCGTATCGAGCGCCGCGTGATGAATTGCATGGTTTGCATGCTGGTACAAGGTTTTCTAATGCGTTTAATCCGGGTTGTCCGTCAGGCCAACGGTCAATTTCTGTTAAGTGATCTGCGGTTGTGGCTTCGCGTGTGCCGCACCAATGGCAGGCTGGGTTGTTTGCAAGTAGTACCCGCCTGTTTTTTTTGAACTCGGCTGTTGATCGAGCGCGGTGTCTTTGTGAGTAATGGCCTAGTTGTTCTGGGTTGTGTGTGCGTCTGCGTGGTGGCATGCTCACGCCCTCGCGTTGCTCGGTTGTGCTAGCGCGCGCTGTCGCGCTTGCTTGTGTTTGAATGGGTAGGTCATGTTGTCAACTTTATGTTTGCGGTTTGTTTATGTTATGTCAACTGGTGTGTGTTGTGTGTAAAACCTAGTGCGCTCTAGCCCCCCGTGCTTTTGCCTCGTAGCACACCCATATCTTGTAACGCTTTTGCCTGACCGCGTGTTACCACGCGTGTCATCTACCCACGTTGCCGTGTGTCACCAACCGCCGTTGCACCGGCTTAGGTCATGCCCGTTATTTAGTTGTCAAATAGTGTTGGCTGATCGTAAACCGTTTTCATTTGCGGCTCAAGTACTTTAACAATTTGTACCCAATCACGGCTTTCAACCGTTTTACGACGATGACACTCAACGCATAACATTTGGCATTTAGCAATTTCTGCTCGAAATCGTTGCTCGGGGTCGCTATGCATTTTGGCGATTGTTTTGTGTTTGTCGTTGCGGTCTAAATGATCCATGTCAAACAAGTATTCAAGGCCGGGCACAACAAATTTACGATCGCCATTGTTATAAAACGGGTGCAATGCACACTCGCCACGCAACAATTTTTCAGCAATTAAAATTTGTTTATTTGTTTCTCGTCGCCGTACTAAATTTCCTTTTTTCATGTATTTTGATCTTGCTCGATCGCGCATTTGTTTTAAGCGTGCTGGGTTTTTACCTTGACAACGCGAATTACAATATTTACGCGGCCGGCTAGATCCGCTTTGTTTAATTGTTGCATTACACGTTTGACATACCGATGTCCAGTTTGTAGAAATTCTTGTCATTGTTCGCGGTTATCCCACCAAATGCGTTTGGCAATCTTTTCGGCTGCCCACCGCAAATACTTGTGCGTATCACTCTCACCGTCAGACGGCGTAGTCATTGCGTCAACAATCTGTTGACATTGCAACACCCGCAACAATAATTCAGCGTCAGTCATTTCGGCTCACTTAATTTAAGTGCGTCAATAACTTTGCTTATGTCGCGTTTCGTTAACTCGCCCGATGTATGCACCTCACGGCCAAGCGTTGCGCTAATAAACGTTTTTAGATCGTCGCCTTTAAGCCCCTGACCATTAGCCAGCGCTCTCATCATGCCCATTTGCTTAGGTGTCGCATACTCGCGCTGTGGCTCGTCGGGGAACGGCACCTCGACATTCGGCATAGGCACAACTGGCGCTAACTGGCCAATCGGCTGACGTGACTGCGCCGCCTCAACCTCGTTACGTGACGCAATGCTTTTGTTAATGCCAAAACCCATGTAACCGAGCGCTCGACCCAACGCACTCGTATAACCAACCTCGTTTTCGCTCATCTTGGTGTACGGCGTACGACCGGGGTAAATCTCACACGCTGACGCGATCGCTGGTATCGGGTCGGCTGCGTCACGCCACACCGTCACCGTGCAACGAATAAAACACGACTTGTCAGGCATCTCGATTATTTCGCGCGCTGTTTCCTGTATGCGTAAATCAGGATATTTTTTTAACGCCATGTTAAGACGTGTTGGCACGTCAACATAATTATCAAGATTAAAACCACTCATAACGACTGCCATATTGTTAGGCGTTGCGCGTGGTCGTGTTTGCCGCCACGCTCGGCAAATGTGATCTCGCCCGTGTTGCGTATCACGCCGTTGCGTTGCGCAACCAACAATCGAGCCGTCATGCCCTTAGTAACCGGAAATGTTACGCCCAACTCGTGCCAAACCTCGTCGGCCGTGAAACGTGGCAACATACGTGCCATTTTGCGTATCGCCGCGTCTACTTGATCTTGCTGTGCTGGTGTCCATTTAGCGTTTGCGCTGGCTTGGCTTTCGGCCATTGCGATACGCATACGGTTTTTGTCGTGTTTAGTCAGCACGGTGCGCCAACCTCTCGAGCCTGTGCAACTCGGTTTCTTGGTCTAACAACTTTTCGCGCAAATCAAAAATGATTGACTGCAAATATTGCAACTCGACTATCGCCGCTTTTAAATCTTGTACTAGGTCGCCGTCGTCAAACGTGTAATCGTTTGCGTGTTCTTGCAACTTGCGTATTGTGTTGCTGGTCGTAATGTCTTGCCGGCGCAAATCCTCAACACGTTTGTACGGTACGCGGCCGCCACTAATTTCGTCAATCACTTTCATCAACGCTTTAAGTTGCGTCATTTCTGCGTTATTGCTGGTCTCGATGTTCTCGGTCATCTTTAGCCTTTCGTTTGTTGGTGACTGACATTATCAGGTACGTGTACGCGGTTAGCACACTTGCTAAAAACAGGTGTTTTAAAGTGACCATGCGCGCCACCCGTTGCTGTATCGAAATATTGCCAACGCTGATCGTAAATTGTCCTCTAGGTCAAATAGGTCGTCGCAATCACGTATCAGGCCGTACGCCTGCAAATATCCGTTGGCGAAATATCTTGACGGTTTGCACCAAAAATAGTTAATCTGCATTACACCAGCGCTGCCGCCGTTCGGATCGCGTGGGTTAAATGCGTTAGGTTGGCAACGGCTTTCACGGTAGGCGATCGCAACCAGTTGTGTCAGGTCTTGCTCTGCCCAGCCAACGTGTCGAGCCATGTCAAACACGGTCTGACACGCGTCAGGTTGCGTTATAGGCGTAGTTTTGACCGTTGTTGGGGGTAACGGCGCTGGTTGTTCTAGCCCCTGCCACACG